TCAGGGAACATCTGGACCACCTCGACCGGGTGGCCGTCGGGCAACTGACCGCTGAGGTTCTGGGGCGGGTCGTCAGAATGTCCACAGAATGTCCTGAGAATGTCCACAGAATGTCCTGAGAATGTCCACAGAATGTCCTGAGAATGTCTCGAGGCTGAGCGAGGCTGAGCCGAGAGGCTGAGCGAGGCTGAGCCGAGAGGCTGAGCGAGGCTGAGCCGAGAGGCTGAGCCGAGAGGCTGAGCCGTAGACACTGCCGGGCACTGTCTACGGTTCTATCGGTCGACAGACTTGCGCAGTTTGGGCCAAAGTGCGCAAGTCTGTCGGTGGTCTGTCGGTGGTCTGTCGGTGGTCTGTCGGGCGTTACCGAGAATGGTAACAATGCGACATGACGGGGAACGCTTGCGGATCGTAATGTCTGGCGACGCAAGCAGTTAGGATGACGCTTGGGGATGGATTAGGGGGAGAGGTGGGGAGCCGTGGCGTGCGTTACCGGAAACGGTAACAAATGGGCTGGCTGAGTTTGCGCATTTTGGCCCAAACTGCGCAAGAATCGGCGACCCGGCACGTGGCGGAGTGGGATGCCTTGTCGGTGGTTTACGGGGTCATTTGACATTGCGTCGGACATTGCGTCGGACATTGCGTCGGACATTGCGTGATCCGTAGACACTGCCGGGCACTGTCTACGCCCTACGTGCGTCCTACGGAGGAACCTGATGAACATCGAACGTGAATGCTTTTCATCCCACATGGGCCTGTGGCTCGTGGAGCCGTCCTGGGGGCGGGCCTGCCTTGCTGCGCTGCGATGCGGGCAAGTTCCGTCGTTTTCGGTCCGCCGGGCCGAAATGTTACCGTCGGACGGTAACAAATCTGAGGACGACCCAGGTGACGGGCGGACGGTCGACGGCGTGCGGATCATCCCCATCAACGGGGCCGTGACCAAGGGCAGCAGCAAGCTGGGCACGTCGAGCGTCGATGTTCGGCGCCAGGTTCGGCAGGCGGTGGCCGACCCGCAGGTGCGCGGGATTCTGCTGCACATCGACTCACCCGGAGGCCACGTCGCCGGGACTGATGACCTCGCCGCGGCGGTTGTGCTCGCCAGAGGGGCCGACAAGCCGGTCTTCGCCCAGATCGATGATCTTGGGGCCTCCGCGGCCTACTGGGTGGCGTCCCAGGCTGGGCACATCGCCGTGAATCCCAGCGGAGAAGTCGGTTCGATCGGCACGCTGGCGATAGTCGAGGACACATCCGGGGCCGCGGAGATGGCCGGAATCAAGGTCCATGTGATCACCACCGGGCCGTTCAAAGCCGTGGGCGTCGATGGAGTCCCCGTTACGGAGGCGCAGCTCGATTACATCCGCGAGCGGGTCGAGGCGATCAATGAGCAGTTCATCGCCGCGGTTTCCGACGGTCGATCCATGACCAAGGCCCAGGTCCGCAAGCTGGCTGACGGGAAACTGCTGTCGGCCAGGCAGGCGATAGATGCTGGTCTGGTCGACAAGGTGGCCAGGTTCGAGGACACGCTGGAGTTGGCCGTCCGACAGGTGAACCGTCCGGCAAGATCAAGACGAGCCGAGGCGAAGGTCCGCATGTTGGGGCTTGACTTCGGTTCTCCGGCATCATAGAGTCCTAGCGACATGATGACGTGAGCCTCGTTCAGCCGAAGTGCTGGGCGATGTTTCACGTGGAACAGTTCGCCCCGCGAATCTCCAGAGCGAAGGACGCGGCGCGTTACGCAGAGCTTTGTCTGCGGCGTGCCGTTTTTCTTTGCGCACGTCGCCGGAGATTCACGAATGAGCACCATTGCAGAGCTGCGCAAGCGGCGTTCGGAAATCTATGCCCAGGCCCAGGCGGCCCAGGAAATGGCCACCACGGAGAAGCGGGAGCTTTCCGACGATGAGCTTGCCGACGTCGAAGGGTTCCTTTCGCAAGTCGAGGAACTGGACGGCCAGATCAAGGCGATGTCGTCCAGAGAGCAAACCGAAGCTCGGCTGCGGAAGCTCAAATCAGATTGGCAAGCGCCGGCTGGCCGAAAGACCGACGCCGACCCCGTCGATCCGCAGGCGACGAATCCGGTCCGGGGCGGCAAGGACCGCATCGCCGACGATCCGCAGTTCGGGTTCAAGGCCCCGCGAGACTTTTTCCTCGCCGTCATCGAGGCGGGCAGAGAGGGCGGGGCGGTTGCCCCCGGCCTCAAGTTCCTGGCCGCCGCCGGAGCGGACGAGCAGGGCGGATACAGCGACCCCTACGGTGGGTTCTTCATACCCAAGGCGTTCGTTCCCGGACCGCTGCAAGTAGCCGCAGAGCCCGATCCGACGGCGGGGCGCACCCGCATGATTCCGATGGGGGCGCCGACGGTCCACTTCAATGCGCGAGTCGACAAGGTCCACACGACTTCGGTCAGCGGCGGCCTGACCGTTGCCCGGCGAGCCGAAACGGCGGCCATCACCTCGAGCCGGATGGAGTTCGAGCAGGTCACGTTGCAGGCCACTGCGCTGTTCGGCTTCTACTTCGCCACCGAGGAACTGCTGATCGATTCCCCGGTTTCGATCGCTGCCATCATCGAGGCCGGGTTCCGCGACCAGTTCACCGCCCACCTTCTTGATGAGCGTTTGAACGGCACCGGCACCGGCCAGTACACCGGCATCAACACGACGGCCAACCTCGCTCGGGTTTCGGTGGTCAAGGAGACCGGACAACTCGCGAACACGATCAACTACCAGAACATCGTGAAGATGCGCGCCCGCGCGTGGGGGTACGGCGGCGCGGTCTGGATGGCTAACCACGACACCTACACCCAGCTTGCACAGTTGCAACTCGCCCTTGGCACCGCGGGCGCCATCGTTTGGCAACCCAGCGCGGTTACCGACAGGCCGGACATGCTGTTGGGTCGTCCGCTGTTCTTCACTGAATTTTGCAAAACCCTCGGGACGCAGGGTGACGTGATCTTGGCGAACTGGGGCGAATTCCTTGAGGGTATGTATCAGCCCATGCAGTCGGCTGAGTCGATCCACGTGCGGTTCGATCGTCATGAGCGGGCGTTCAAGTTCTGGATGCGTAATGCCGGGGCGCCGTGGTGGCGTGCCGCACTGACGCCGAAGAACGGCGCGAATACGTTATCTCCGTTCGTCGTCCTGGACACCAGAGCATAAGGAGTTTGACATGGCTACTGGAATTGGAACTCACCACGCTCTGGCGAATGCCAAGCGAACGATGTACGACTTTGACCCGGATAGCACCAACCCGACGGATGTCGCATGGGTGGATATGTCGGGGTATTCGACCTTCCTCGTCGGCGTCATGCGCAGCGTTGGAACCGGCACGATCGCCGCTTTCACGATCTTGGCAAATCCGAACTCAGACGGGTCAGGAACGGATGTCGAAATCAAGGCGCATGCGCTGGGATCGGCGCCGGATGCGGTCGGCGACACGATTTGGCTGGAGTGCAGTGCTGAAGAGGTCACCGGCGCTGGTGCCACGTTGCGCTATGTGAGTGCCAATCTGGATCTCGCCACGTCAACCGATGAGTGCGTCGTTTACTACGAACGGTGCGAGCCGAAGTTCGCCTATCTGAACCTCACGGCGGACGTGATCGCGTAAGGAGAATCTCATGGGTATCACCCTTGGAGCTACGCACGGTTCGGGCGTGGGATCGGTCTACGATGGAACGCTCAATCCGGCGTACATGGCCGGCGTCTGGGGCGATTGCCCATTGTTCCAGGCGTACTTCGATCACAAAATCCTGTTCGACTACAATGAGCGATTCGACAAGTACGACGCTGCCGCCACGGACGGAGATTGGGTTCTGACTCAGGCGACTACGGGTGCTGCGGCAATCAGCGCAGCGGCGCCGGGCGTGTTGGAACTGGATTCCAACTCGACTACGTCGACGCAGGGCGCGAACCTTCAAAACAAAAAGGTCGCCATCATCCCGGCCGCCGGGAAGGACACCTGGGCGGAGTTTAGGATCAAGATCGTCGACACGTTCGACTTCGTCGAGTTGTTCGTCGGCCTTGCCGAGAGCGATACGACGATCATCGCGGCTAGCGCGGTGAGCACAGCCAATCACATCGGCTGGCAATGCGTCACGGACAACGGTGTGCTGCTGTTCGATTGCGAGAAGGCGTCTGCGGCAACGACGATCGCGGCTGCGACGATTGCCGAGGCGACGTACATTAATCTGGGCTTCAAGGTGACCGGCGTTACGTCGATCCAACAGTACATCAATGGGGTGGCAACCGGCGCACTAATCGCGACAGCCAACATTCCCATTGTGGCGCTCTACCCGTCATTCGTCTGCCAGAGTGCAGGCACGAATGATCCGATCATGCACATCGATGGGTGCAGGATTGTGCAGATGCGATGAGTCTGATTCGGACCGTACAACCGACCGATGAGCCTCTGACGATCCATGACGCTCGGCAGCAATGCCGCGTGGATACGGATGAGGACGACAACCTCATCGCCGATTACTTGCAGGCGGCCAGGGAGTTTTGCGAGGAGTTCACTAGTCGGACGTTTCTGACGACGACCTGGCGGATGAGGATGGACGGCTTTCCGAACAACGATGGGCCAATCATTCTCCCCAGGCCGCCGCTGCAAACCGTCACCTCGGTGACCTATCAGGACACCGCAGGAGTGGCGACGGTGCTCGCCTCATCGAAGTACACGATCGATTCAGATTCGGAGCCGGGGCGGATCATTCTTGCCTATGGCCAAAGCTGGCCGTCGGTCCGCGATATCCAACAGGCGGTGACGGTCGTTTTTATCGCCGGGTGGATGACTGCGTCGGCTATTCCTGCGGCGATCCGCAAGGCCGTGGCGGCGACGACTGGGACGTTCTACGGGCTGCGCGAGAGCGTGGCCGAACGGAAAATCGAGGACGTGCCGCACGCCGCCGAGATGCTGCTGTGGCAGCACCGCATTTGGTATCGAGCGGCGTGATCGCGGCTGGGAAATTGCGGGACCGGGTGCGGGTGCAGCGCGTCGCCGAGACGCGGGCGGCGGACGGAGGAATCGTCGAGACCTGGACGGACATCGGGCGCAGGTGGGCGCAGGTGCAGCCGCTCGCCGTTCGTGAGTATCTGCAAGCGCAGCAGGTGGAAGCGGAGATCACGCACCGAATCGTCATGCGAAAACCCAGCCTGGTGACGGCGAAGGACCGGCTGATCGTGGGGTCACGGACTTTCGAGGTCGTCGGTGTGATGGAAGACGCGGCGGGCGGCGACATGGCCGCGTTCATGGCGAAGGAAACGATCTAGTGGCCGTCACGCTGGACATCCGCATCGAGGGGACCGAGCAGATTCTTCGACGGATGAAGGGCCTGCCGCTGAAGATCGAAAACAAGATCGTTCGCGGCGCCGCAGTGCGCGGTGCTCGTCAGATTCTCGCGACGGCGAAGGGACTGGTTCCGGTCCTCACTGGTGCGCTGAAGCGGGGATTGAAGGCAAAGGCGTTTCGCAAGCGTCGCAAGGGGCTGTTTGGCCGGGTCGTCATCATGCCGACGCGGTCAGCGCTTGGAATCGAAGCTGACGATCCATACTACTACCCTGCCGCCGTTGAATACGGTCACAAGATTCCCGGTGGCGGTCGCGTGCGGGCCTACCCGTTTCTGAGGCCGGCGTTGGAAAGAGGGGCCCCAGCCGCGTTGGAGGCATTCCGCTCTCACCTTTTGCAGGCGTTGAATGAGGCGGGGCGATGAATGTCCGACGTCATTCAGGCAGTTTACGAGCGGCTTTCGACTGGGACGGCGGTTACGGCGTTGGTCTCGACGCGCATCTACCCCATCGCGCCGCCGCAGAATGCCACGCTGCCCTATGTGCTGATCGGCACGATCAACGAAACGCGGTATCCAACCCTGACTGGCGCAACCGGTGTGGCGACATCGCAGTTGACCATTGCCTGCGTTGCCGACACGCGACTTGCGGCGCACAACATCGCAGAAGCGATCCGCGCACGGATCAACGGCTTTCGTGGGGTTGTCACGCCGCCCGGTTTGAACATTCGGATGTCCGTCTTGCAATCTCGACGCGAAGTGTATCTGCCGCCGCAGGATGCTTCGGGCTTCGGGCTGTTCAGTTCCGAGGAAACGTACACGGTTCACTTTCTGGAGACGTAGGCTATGGCAGCCACTGTTCCTGATCTTGCGTATGGAACAATTGTTTCCGTGTCGGGAACGACTCCAGCCAACGTGCTTTTGACTGCATTTTTTACCGGAAAGCTGGTGTCGGCCAATTGGACAGGCGTAGAACGCGCATCGATTAACACCACCACATTGACGGTCACGGACGATTTAGGAGCCATGACGTTTCTTCCGTCCGACGTATACGATCCGGGACTTCTTGAGGTGGAGATGCAGTTTGACAGCAACTACGCTGTGCCGTTCGGACCGACCACCACTTCGCTTCCGACAATCACAGTCACATTTGAGGACGGCAGCAAGTGGGCCGCACAAGGCGGTTTGCAATCGTATTCAATCGATGTTCCGATGGAATCCGGGCCGATCACTGCTCGCGCGGTGTTTCGGATGACTGGCAATATAACCGTGACAGCGGCGCCGTAGCGAGGTGATGAATGGCATCGATTATTCCAGACCTTGGATTCGGAGCGACGATCACGTTTTCGAGCAGCTTTTTTACGGCACGGGCACTCAATATTCAATGGACCGGGATGGAGCGCGAATGGGTCGAAACGACAACCTTGGCGACAACTGGCGGAAAAACCTTTGTACCATCGGACGTGTATGATCCTGGATCATTGGAAGTAGAGATGCAATTCCGATCAGGTACGACGCCGCCGATCGTGGGGGCATCAGAAACCGTGACGATTACGTTCCCGGATTTGGAAACATGGGCAGCCAGCGGCTACATGAGTGGAATTGAATGGACTGCCCCGTTAACTGGTGACGTAATGACGGCAAGGGCGACGTTGAAGTTCACCGGCGCAATCACGCTGGGAGTGCCGTGATGTTGGACCGCGATGCAATCCTGGCAAGCACGAATGGTTCGGTTACGACGGTGGACGTGCCCGAGTTTGGCGGGTCCGTGTGCATCCGAACGCTTACTGGGCGCGAGCGAGACGCCCTGGAACGCTGGTTTCTTCTGCACAAAGAAAACCCCGGTACGACAATGCTGCGCGCCAGGCTGTGCGCGATGGGAGCATCCGATGAGAAGGGCGTCCGGCTGTTCACCGACGCCGACGTTCCGATCCTGGCCGAGAAGTCCGGGACAGCCCTGGAACGGATCGCCACCGCCGTGCTGCGGCACAATCTGATCGGCGTGGAGGATGCCGACGTAAATTTTCAGACGGGTCCGATCGAGCATGGTGGTTCAGGATAGCCCTAGCCCTGGGCAAGAGCGTAGCGGAAGCCCAGCAATGTATCGACAGCCGCGAATTCTCAGCCTGGCGTTCGATCCTCATCCGAGAGCCGCTGTTGTCGCCGGACTACAGGGCGGCGATTTCAATGGCGTTCGTCGGAAACGTGCTGGGCGCCAAGCGTGGCGGCATCCGTTTGAAGCCGGAGGATTTCTTGTCACGGTCGCCGCGTCGATCGGGCACTCGCGGGTCACAGACGCCGGACCAAATGAAAGCCGTGTTGAGCTCATTCACGGCGGCCTATAGGAATTCTCGCGGTGGCAATTCTCGGCACCCTAGCCGTCAGCCTGCTGGCTAAGACCAGCCAGTTCACCGCTGCGCTGACTGGGGCGCAGAAACGTGTTTCGGCATTCGGCAAAAACGTAGCGTCACTCGGCGCTGTTTCCGGCAAGCTCAATGCGGTCATTGGTGCGGTAGGTGGGGCAACGCTGGCCCGATTCGGATTGAGGGCGCTTTCATCCATTGAGCGCACCGACGACTTGTCACGGGCGCTTGGCCTATCGTTTCAGCAGTTCAAGGCGCTACAGTTTGCGGCGGACCAGGCCGGAACCCCGCTCGCAAACCTGGAAGCCGGATTCAAGAAATTTCAGATTCAACTCGGGCGAGCCGCTTTGGGTGAAAAGGAGGCCGCCGATGGATTCAAATCCATCGGACTCTCTGTCGCAGAACTAGTCAAGCTCGATCCGATCTCTGCGTTTGCACGTTTGGTGGATGTGCTCTCTCGTTCAGGAACTCACTTTCAGATAGTCGGCAAGGCATCCAAGATATTCGGCCGCTCCACCGTCGACTTGATTCCATTATTGACCACCACTCGCGGTGGTTTTGAAGGCTTGATTGCCAGTGGCATGCGTATGACGTCCGTTCTTGAGGATGGGGTCGGCGTCATCGCCACGTTGGCGGACAGGATTGGCGAGTTGAGATTTCAGACCGAAACTCTCGGAACCTCATTCTTGAAGACGTTTTCCCCGGTGCTCATCCAATCAGCGGAAGAATTGAGCCGGGTATTATCCGGCACAGCGGAAAAGTCCTTCGGGCAAAGTTTCGGACAGATCGCCACTGGTGCCGTCGATCTTTTAGTTGACGGCTTGCACGCATTGGAATTCGTTGGCGTTTCGGCTCTGAGTGCCGTGACCGCCGGAGTTCAAGGTTTGGAGCGCGGTCTTAATGCGGTGACATTGGGCTTGACGGATGCATTGGAACAGGCTGCTGAGTTAGGCGCTGGTCCACAGACTTCGCCGCAAGAGTTTCTGGGTCGAATCCAATCAGCGTTGAGCAATGAACGCGAATTTTTGCGGGGTGCTGTTCCTAGTCGGCTATTGGAACAAGAAAGGGGGCAAATTCGTCAGCGCAGCATCTCGCCGCCTCCACGATCACCGACATTCAGCCCGTTAGGCGTGGATGAGGTCGATGGCTCGCCTCTTTCGTCAACGAGGCGCGCCGGAGACCTATTGAACAGCATCGTCGGGGAGCTGCGCGGCCTGCGTCGTGACGTGTCCCTCAATGCGGGGTTGGCCTGATGCCCAACGTCACCGAAGTCCCCGGCTCTCGCGTCCGACGGCTGGATCGTGGCTTGCTGATCCAGGAGGATCGCGTCTACCGCGTGGCCGACGAGAAGCCGGACTCCGCTGTGGCCCGGGCGAACCCGCCGTTCAAGCCATTCGGATCATTTCTGCCAAATGACAACATGGAAAACGAAGGACGACTATACGACCTGCGCCTGCGCCGAGTCAGCGTCGATTACTGGCCGGGCAGCAAGACCGATTCACTGGTGACGCTGCACTATGCGTCGGAGCCTGGAAACTACAGGAACGGCACGGACGCAGAAGGCAATCCCACCGTCCGTCAGATTGTGCTGTGGACTCAGGAAAGCTCACTTGAGGGGGAACCGGCTCCTAATGAAACACTGGAGGACGGAACCCCCGGCGCTCCAATCCCCGGCGATCCCCCGCTTCGCCTGGTGCCGGTGACAAATTTGGTAGCCACGGCCCTTGTGCAATTCCGTATGGTTCCGCTCGTTTTCATTCGCCTCAGTCTCGGGAAAATTAACAACGCATTCTTCAGAGGGTACTCAGCGCGGCATGTAATGTTCACCGGCTTCAATTACAACGTGCTTGCTGGGACCGGCGACAATGTCGGAGTCGTGGACGCTGAATGGCACTTTGTCGCCCGCTCAACGCCCTGGATACATACGGTGTTCACTCCTTCTGCGGATGGCGTCGGTCCCGGCACGATTGCGGAATACAATCTGTATGCGCACGCCGATCTGCCGGACGTCTTTCCGCCTGGATGGGAATGGGAATGAGCCGCATTTTCCAGCGCGGCAACCGTTTGACCGCCGCCGACCTGAATCTCATGCGCCGACGGGACCATCAGGCTCGCACGCGCATCGTGTCGAGCCGGGCACGGTCGATCACCACCATCGATGGGCAGGTGATGCTGCAGCCGGCGGGCGGTGGCGGAACGCCGCTGAAATGGTGCTTCGTCACGGCGATAGAGGCACCGCGGGCAGGGTTTCCGAATGGGCGTGTCACGGTCAAAGAGGCGACACGAATCGCAAGCGGAGGATGGGTGGCAAGTGCGACGGCGTTGCAGGTTCATCCGGCACCTGGGTACACCTTTGAACACTACCGATATTTCGTGCTCGGATCGCGATCCATCCCTCCAATCACTCCAGTACCATTACAGCCACATCCGGTGGACTCGGCTTGCATGTTGATCGGCGACGTAGTCCTCCCGGACTTTAGAATGCTGCTCATTCCGCCAAGTGCAATAGCTTCAGCTTGTGAAACTTCTGCGTCAGAGGGGGTATCTTGATGCCAAGAGGATGTCGGTTAATTTACGATCCTTATGTCCGAGAAACCACCCTGGGAGGTACGGTAGATCATCGACGCGCCGTGCGATGGTTGAGTCGTCCATACCGTGATCCACTCGCAAAGCGCACATTGCGAGCCCCTGGAATTACCTCATGGAGTCCTGGTTTCGAGAATGTAGCTGCTGTCGGATGCTTCTGCCAAGCCGCGTTTCCCGGACAGTCTATCATTTGCTCTCCAATATGGGATCGTCAAACCGGGAACGTATTGATGCAAGAGGCAGATGATTGCGTAAGTGACGACTACCGATTACTGATAAGCTCTGGACCGGCCGCCGGGTTTATGACATTCCGCGTTCCGCGCACCGTTCTTGTTTATCGGCCTCTGACGAAACTCATTAGAGGCACCTTCGGCAATAATAATATCCCGTTCTCCGCAACAGCGAGGTTGGCAACCGTTGTGGATAATTGCGATGTCGAGCTGCCTCCCCGACCGCCTTTCCCCAAAGCACTATTTGACGTGCGGGTGGTCGCTAGCGACTTTTTTGTCACAATGACTTGGTGGTCACAACCGTTCGATACAGATTCGCCTTTCTATGCGAGACTTGATCTCTCCGCATTCGTATTTGATATCACACCTGAGTTTGTGCCATTTTCCGCCGCGTCTTTTCAGGGGAGAGACCAATCTCGCAGCTTTATTAGTAGCTCCAGTGGCTTGTGCCGCGCAACGGCAGAGAATACTACTGTGTGGCCCTTAAGAGAGGTTCGACAGATTCCGGTGCATAATAACCTAGCGGACGTCCGGGATGCGTTCCCAATCCTCCTTAATCCTCCATTTGGCGGAAGTCCCATGCGGGTAGAATGCGGGAACCTTTCTATTGAAACACGCGATAATCCTGACCGCTATCTTTATGAGGTTCCACAAAGTCCTGGTTGTGATTGTCCATCATGGTCGTTTCCAAGTGGCAGGCTCAAACGATATTGAGAGAATGCATAGCACTGGCTCCTGAAGAATGGGAACTTTTGCGACGGATGGCAACCCGACCAACACGGCCAACCAAGGAGATAATTCATGGCAGTAGCCCCTGATAGAATCGGAACTTTCGGAACGGACGGGAACCTAACCAACACGGCCAACTGGTCGGGAGGGGTCAACCCGATTTCGAGCGACGTGATCCTGATGCACAACAACTCGACCA